CACGAATTATGCGGCGCTTCACTCTCATAATTTACCGACAAAACACATACCACATAACCATACGGGGGGCTCTAACAGATCTGTACATACCCACCCAGCGAGTTCGGGTGATACAGGAAGTGGAGATGCTATACCCGTAACAAATCCATATTATGCACTTTATTACATCATGAAGCTGTAATTTTATATTTTATATTTTATATCGTAGTGACTCACACTTAAAAAAATAAAGTCTCACTATAATATAAAATGTCTGGTGGTATTGCCCAACTCGTCGCCGTAGGTGCACAGGACGTGCACCTAGTAGGCCAACCCGAAATCAGCTTTTTCAGGTCTACCTATAAGCGCTATACTAACTTTTCCCAAACCGTGGAACGTCAGGTGATCCAGGGTAACGTGTCCAACAATGGTATGTCAACTGTGCGTTTCGAGCGCAAGGGTGACCTTCTCAACTATGTGTACTTAGTATGCAACAATGGATCTCTTGTACAAGCGGAGTCTGATTGGACTGATCTTATTGACAAGGTCGAGGTCCTCGTGGGTGGACAGGTTATTGATGAGCAGGATTCTACTTACTCTACCCTAATTGCTCCTACTCTCTCCGCTACCACTTCTTCCAAGTCCGTCGCGGGTGATCTTTTCGGTGGTTCTACAAATGAGAACTTCTACCCTCTCCGTTTTGCTTTCTGTGAGAATTGGCAGACTGCTCTTCCACTCATTGCCCTCCAGTATCACGACGTGGAGCTTCGAATCACATGGGGTGCTAACGCCAGTGATTCCAGTCGCAAGTGGGATATCTATGCCAATTATGCGTACCTCGATACCCAGGAGCGTGAGTTTTTCGCTTCCAACCCTCAGAACTTACTGATTACCCAGGTCCAGAAGACTATTAAGTCTGGTGCCAAGATTCAGGAGCTTAACCTGAATCATCCCGTCAAGTATTTGGCGGCTGCTTCGGGTTCCGCGGTGAACATTCTCGGTCATGATGGCTCTGTTGATAATAAGCTTAAGCTTCAGATTAATGGTACCGACGTTGCGGACTTCAAATTTGCCAACCCCAACTTTTCGGTGGTTCCCCTTTACTACCACACTACTAACGCCGGATCCGCGGTTGCTTCTGCTACCGTTGAGAAGCTCTTCTTTTACCCCTTCTGCCTTGACGCCGGTAAGGTTCAGCCAACTGGTAGCCTGAATTTCAGCCGCCTCGACTCTGCTCGTATCGTAAACGACCGTAATGATTCCGACCAGGATATTTATGCAGTGAATTACAACATTTTACGTGTGGAAAATGGTATGGGAGGTCTCCTTTACAGTAATTAAATCTCTTTGTAACTAATAAAACATATGTGGAACGTAGTTTTCCTACTCGCCATCGTTTTTGTATTGTCGTATGATCCTAAATCCAGGACACTTGAAAAGTATGTTGCTCACCCCACAGCACCTACCCAGAAATCATGTGAAGATACGCATTACCAATCCGTCCAATTTGCCCAAAGTCCATATGATTGTCCACCATCAGGAAGAACTCAAATGGGTGCTATCGTGTAGAATACTTAAAAAGAAGGTGTGTATCTAAGTTATAATGATTGCAATGGACCGTGAAACCCTCATGATGATAGCCACCATCGTAGCTATCGCTGGTGTCATTTTCCTATTCAAGGAGATGAACAAGCAGAAGCAGGACCTTGAAGGTCTTAAGAACTTTTCCAGTACCCTCATTCAGAGGATGAGGGTACCTGAGGCTCCTATGGTTACCGAAGATGAACCAGAGGTTGAATGTGAAGTTGCTGAAGAAAAGAAGGAGGAATAAACATATCCGGTTATTATAACTTGCGAATGCGCAATGAAAAAATACAAAGCTATAGCTATACCTGTCAGTTTCGTTGACGATAAGCCTCGTTTTCTTACAGTTAGAGACCGAAGGTTTAAGGAATGGATATTTGTCACAGGTGGATGCAGGCGGAGAGAAATTTTCAACCCGATCAGATGTGCCCTAAGAGAATTAGAGGAAGAGACTCGTGGTGTTGTATCACTTAAAAACGGTGAATATACCGAATTTAAGTTTACAGTTAAAGAGAGTCCCACGATAGATTTGGAATACAATGTATTTGTATTCTATGTGGACTATAATAGAAATTACCAACAATCACTGGTAAGAAAATTTTACGAAGAGAAGCAGAAGATGAATCTTAGGAAGATACAGAAGCTACCAATAAAAAAGACTTATGATGAAAATGATTATATGAGTTTTGACACACTCGAGGATTTCAATTCACGTAGACAGTGGAAACTTATAATTGACAATGTTTTGAAAAACCCAAAGTTTTATTCGTGTGTAACTTCTCTCAATAGAAAAACCTTCTCTATTAAATAGAATGAAGTCAAAGGCTTACATCCTTCTACAGATTAGAGAACTTTTGAAAAAAAATCGAGGATTTTGTGATGAAGAAGTGGATATATGGGCGAAAGAGAATGAGAAGAAAACTGTGTATGAACTTTTAACTTTTAAGAAGGAAATTTCTCAGAGTCAGGAATACCATGATGTCTCTTGTGTGAGATGGTTTAGAGAAGAAGATCAATAACAAGGTATGTTTAAGAAGTGGTGTAACCACAATAATTTCAATAATGCAACCAACTTATCGCATGTGCTCATGGACGGTGGTGTCCTTTCCGTGCCATTCGATAGATTGAATGACTTCTATGAAAAGTATATAGAAGCTGTAAAGAGTGGAGAAAAACTTTACGTAGTAGAACAAAAGACGGAAACTTATAATTTCTTCGTTGATATAGACTACAAAGATGACGTGGCTCTAACATTAAGTGAGATTCAGGATATTTGTAAAATTATTTGTGATAAGGTTAAACGTCACGGTGGCAAAGAATGTCTTATATCTGTTTCTCCTCCTAAAAAGGCGGGTGAACTTGTTAAGACTGGTGTTCACTTGAATTGGTCTGGTTTTGTAGTTGATCAGTCATCAGCTGTGGCACTGAGAGAACATATTTTGATTGCTCTAACAAAAGCAAAAGGATCTATAGATTGGAATGAAATTATAGATTCCTCTGTATATGGTGATATTAGACGAAAATCCAAAGGAAGTGGTTTCCGTATGCCATGGTCTCACAAGATGGCTAAACACAATCCATGTGGTGGTCGTGGATGTGAAGAATGTGGTGGTACAGGTAAGATTGTACAAGTTGCCTACTTACCTGTTTTCATTTATAAGCATGGACCTCTGAGTACTCTTCTCAAGATTGATCAAAAACCAAATATTGACACGCTCAAAATGTCTGCAATTAGAACGAATGAAGTTCAACACATAACAGTTGAACCACCATCTAAAGTAATCAAGGAAGGTGCATTTACCGATGCCCAAACCAAAGATGAGATTCAAAATGATGAACTAAAGTGTCTCATTGAAGATTTTATTCGAAAAAATATGGAGGGACAAAGTCTATCAATCGTTACTAAATTATTCAAACATAAGGAAACATTTTTGGTAAGTACAAACTCTAAATATTGTGAAAATCTGAAAAGACCTCATAGTTCCAATCATGTATGGTTTCATGTGAGTGGTTCGGTAATTGCTCAAAAATGTTTTTGTAGATGTGAGACTATTAGAGGTAGACGAGATGGTTTCTGTAAAGATTTTTACGGTCGCAAACATCAATTACCACCCAAAATTGTTGAAAAAATGTATCCCAAAAAGGAAGACCTCAAGAAGTGCCCCGAAATTAAAAAGTTTGAAGAAAAACCCCAAATTAAACATTCCGCAGTAAAAGCACCTCTCGAGTCATACATGGTTAGATGTATGAAAGTTCCAGAAGATACACGTGTTGTAAGTGTTGCACGTCAAAAGTCTGGATTTACAGTATTAACCACGGTTACACATTGTGAAACGATCAAAGGTGTTCATGAAGGGGCTACAATGTCATATACAATCAATGGAACGAAAATCACTCAAAAATGTCCTATTTGTAAAAAGAATAACGCAAGAACTTACGAACTTAGTGGTAGTGTTAAACAAGCACTTAAACCATCTGAAAAAAAATAAAGATCAGATAGTAGAAGAATGGCATTGATTCTATTAGGTATTACAGCATACATAGCATCCACCTTTATAGGTGATATCAAGTTTAAAAATATAGTGCCAAATGGAGTTGACGAATTCCATATATATTCAGGTGTTCATCCAGAATTATATAAAGAATATTTGAAGCATAAAAAGGCTGGTAACATACGTATGACACAAGAAATATTAGAAGAGCTCGCACTTTACACAGATATAGAGTTTAGAGAACAATTTCATCAAAAGATACTTAAAAAGCAAGATTCTTTATCTATATAATGGTACAAACACGTACGCGAACTGGTAGACATATAAAGAAGCCCGAGCGCTACACTCCAGTAGAAAATGTTTTAGAGGATGATTATACTAACGAGGAGTATGATTCTGATGAGATTGGATCTGACTTTGACACAGACGAGGAGATTTACTCCGATGAGGAAAGTGAGGACGACGAAGATGAGGGAAGTCTCAAGGACTTCATCGTAGATGATGATGAGGAAAGTGAGGAAGAAGACGCTTAAAAAAATCGATAACTATATAAAAAATGGAGACTGACTTGGGAAATCCCATTGATTATGATGCAAATATGGATCCATTAAAGAAAGAAGAAGATAGTACACCTATTAGTGATGAAATGATCCCGGAACAAGCATATTATTATCATCCATCGGAAATGATGGCACCTCCTCAACAGCAGTATCAACAGCAAGAAAAAATTGATTTTCTATCCAATATCGACAAGTCTACATGGATAATTGCATTTGCTGTATTCCTCTTAGGCTTCTTCATGGGGAAAACCATGCAGCCAGTGATCCTCAGATACACTTGAGTATGGCACGAAAGATCCAATGTCTCCATAAATTGGCTCTAATTCACCAGTTTCATCCCTTGTTGATAATTGTGTAGGATATCTTGGCATTATAAACGCATCTCTGGTATCCTCTATAAAACCATCTGTAGCACTCACTTTGTTTTTTGAATCGATAACCGTATTAGTTCGTATATACGGTTCAAAAAACAAAACGAAGAAGACACTCGTCAAAATGATGGCAGTAACTATTTTCCACATTTTATTTACTTTATAATTATATTTTTTTATGAAATTATTCCTTTTTCTCTGAGGTGACCTCTTCACCTTCCTCCTCCTTACCCTCCTCGATAGTTCCATTAGTGGAAGCCACATCCTCCGCCTCACGAATCTTACGTCGCTCCTCAACCTCGGCAGCAACAATGGCATCAGCCTCCTTAACAAGCTCCTCCATGGGAGTATCGGGCTTTTCCTTTCTGAGAGACTCAATCACGTCAGCTGGATGACTGATAGGCTTCTCATCAGGCTTGGTGTAAAACTTAGAGTTCTCATCTCCGGGCTTGAGGAAGCTCTTCGTCTCCATCATATCCCTCTTACGCTCGTTAAACATACGAGTAGCCTCAGCCTGATTATCCTTATAACCACTCATGATTTCCTCAAGCTTCTCATTGGTGTAATGCACATCCTCAATCTTCGTTGGGTCGGGGGGGATGAGTAGCCACTTATACATGTCAACGACGTAAATATCAAAAGTGGAATCCTCCTTTTGGAGGCGCTTGGCGTGGTTAGCAGCCTCGTCACGTGAGGAGAAAGCACCGCGGATCTTAATACCAAACTTATCATTTTTCTGGGGAGCCTCTGGTCCTACGACGGAGAGGCATGCGTAAAGCTGACCAGGGACAGTAGTGTAATCCTGCTCGAGAGACATATTATACAGTATACAGTCTTCAAAACTTTAAGCCTGCTTAAAAGATTTATGGTATAAAATACAAATGAGAACATTTTGGGATAAACAACCCGTCCCACAGGAAGGTCTCAAATATAAACAGGGGGATGATATAGAAAAAGAAAAGAAGGTTGTGGAAGAACCTGTGAAGCTTCCAAATGGTTTTTCATGGAAAGTGTGTTCAGTTAAAGAGGCTCACCCACTCCTAAGTGAACAATATTTAGATGGTAAGACTAATATTCTTAGATATTCACTTGAAACACTAAAATGGGCGGGTGAATCACATGGTTATGAAAATAGAGGAATTGTACACGACGAAACACAAGAACTTATTGGATTTATATCGAGTGTTCCCACTAAAGTGAGGGTGTGTAATGATATATTAAACATGGTTCAAATCAATTTTCTATGTGTACATCACAATTACAGAACTTTAGGGTTTGCACCACTTCTTATAAGTGAAATGAAACGAATTGCTAATACAAAGGGTATATGGCAGGCTGTGTACACCGCTGTGACTGAAATACCAACACCTTTAGTGAACTCTTCTTATTGGCATCGCATTTTAAATGTTAAAAGATTATCAGACATTGGATATTTTAAAGTTTCATCTAAAACTAAACAAAAATATCTTGAAGTTCGTGGAACATCTAATTTCAGAAAGATGTATACAAAGGATATTCCAAAAGTTACCAAAATATTACAGAATCATTTTAAACATTTTAAGATTGCACCAGTCATTGACAAAGAATGGGTAAAACATTGGATACTTCCAGCTAATTCATATATAAATGAGAAGGATAATACATTCATATCATTCTATGATATACCAAACCATAGAAAAGATGGTTTATATACAATCAAACAAGCATATTCATTTTACATAGTTGGAGACGTTTTCAATGATGCATTCCTCATCGCCAAGAATTTGGGTTACGATTTGTTTACTACTTTAGATATTGGGAAGGATGTACAAAATCTGGAGAAGCAGAAGTTTCTAAAAGGTGATGGAAATGTTCATTACTATTTGTTTAATTGGCTACCATCTTCTTCAATCTCATTGGAAGATGTTGAAGTTAAATTACCTTGATCATTTGGATGAATTGGTTTCTGGGTTGCCTAAGTAAAAGAAATAAATCTTAAAATCCATAAGATGGAGGAAATACGAAAAAACCACAACAACGCTAAGAGGGACTTGATCCATTCCGTGACGAGGGAGAGTGATCAAATCCTTGATGTTGGCTGTGGCTTTGGCGGAGACCTTCAGAAATGGCACAAATGTGGGGCAAATATGAGCATGTGTGATCCTATACCAGAAGCCCTGGTGGAAGCAAAGTCGCGTGCTAAAAACATGCGTATGCGGGTAAACTTCTACGAGGGTGATATTCATAGTTGTCCAAATCGTAAATATGATATTGTTTGTTACAACTTTTCACTTCATTACATTTTTGAAACGAAGGAAAAGTTTTTCAATTCAATTAGGGAAATCAGGAAAAGGATGAAACCTGGTGGGCGTCTCATAGGAATAATTCCCGACTCCGAGAAGATCATATTTAGGACACCCCTTGAAGATGACATGGGTAACTTCTTTGTGACGAAGACACCCGGTAACGGTGGTTTTGGTGAGAAATTGTTTGTAAATTTGGTGGATACACCTTTCTATGCAGATGGTCCTCGGTCAGAGCCAATTGCATACAGGGATTTACTTATCACACATTTAGAG